ACCATCCAATTCTTAATTGGTTCTCCTAGTGTTGCAAAATCACTAAATGTTTCTAGCAGTGCTTCTTTCCATTTTTGCAGTATCGGCGTTGCTTCATCCACAGCCTGTTGTAATGGGGGACCAAATACACTTTGTAAACGACTTTGAATCTGTTGCAACTGGTCTTTGAATTTATCAAATGCGCTTGTATTTATTTTTATGTCAATTTCTTTATCATCAATTTTGCCGAAATCTACTCCAACATTGCCAACATTACCAATACTTAATTCATCTGCAAGTTCTTCTGTGCTTTTACTCGTTTTGTCTGCCAATATATTAAGTTGATCAAACGGCGCTAAGGACTTTTTAACGTCTTGCGCCGCTTTTTTAGCCGCTTTTCCTACATCTCCAAATCCATCCTCTACATCTCCAAGGTTATCTGCCATGTTTTCTAATGCTACGCCACCTTGAGAACTTGCTTCTGCCTCACCGAATATAAGCCTAGTAAATGCCTTGAAGTATTCTGCGGCTACTTGTATTCTTTTGATTAAAACATTTAACAATTTCACAACGGGCATTAGAACATTTATAAATCCCGCTCCAATCGTGCCTTTTAAAATCTCAAATTGTTGCTTTAGTATTTTAGTTTGGTTTGCCCAAGTATGTGCATTACGTGCGAAGTCGCCTTGTGCATCTTTTGTAACATGCAATAGGTAGTTGTATCTCCACATTGTCTGTTCAGCTTGACTCATCTCTCTCCAAGCCTTGTTTACCCCTTGGCTCATTGCAAAGGCTTCAACATTGGCAATATTCATATTGATACCAAGCTCTTTAAGTGGCGTTGTCATACCAGACATTCCCGACATAATTTTTTTAAACATTTCTTCATTATCTAAGTTGTAAAAACTTGCCATGTCGGCAGATAATTTTGTTAAGTTTAGCGCCATATCTCTTACTGCTTCGCCAGCTATGCCGCTACTTTTTAGCATTGCACCCATAGAAGATGCGTATTTTTTTGCAGACAATGCAGACAAACCAAACTGCTCTATAGATATTTTTGCAAAATCATTTATATCTTTTGCCATTTCCCCAAAGGTTACATCAACAACGTTTTGCACCTCTGTTAAATCACTTGCTATAGCAGTAGTAGCTTTTACAAATCCAGTTATAGCCCTGAAAGATATATAGCCAAGACCTATTTTAAAAGCCTTGCCTATTACTGCCATACTACCACTTACTCTCGATTGGAAGTTTTGTATTTGTCTTTGCGTTCTTTGCAATTCCCTATTGATGCGTGAAAAATCCGCACCTCCACGTTCGTACTATGAAGTTTGATCTACTCATAGTATGGCACCACCTCCTTAAAATAAAAAGACTTGCTAATTAACAAGTCTTTTTATTTCCTACATATATACAACCATTTTGTTTTCAATTAATTCTTTGTTATACCTCACTGGTTTACCCCTGAATTGCTGGGCCTTTTCACCTCCCCGCCAAATACCGCATTTAGGACCTTTACTTGATTAAACATCTGTTCGTCTGTCATTCTCTTTTTCTCTCTGCCAATGTTCTTCAAAATCTCTTTCAATGGTTTTGGTTGTTGATGTCGTTTTCCAAGCCACTGTATAGTCCACATTGAATTCAAGTATGCCAAAGTAATTTTTTCTTTCATTTCTTCCTGCATTTCTTCCTGTTGTTTTTCGCTATATGTTTGTGCGTAAATATTCAATTCATATGGTGTCATTTTCCAAAATTCACTCGCTGGAATATTAATAAAGGCAGCGAGTTTAAGAGCTTCTTTTATGCTAAATCCCTCTCCCTCGCCGCCTTCTATTCGTTTTTTTCATTATTAACTTCCCCTGCTCCAAAAGCACCTTGAAATGCTTCACCCATAGTTTGTGCTACTGTTGTTATATCAGAATAATCATCTACCAAGTCCATAACTTTTTCAGGTGTTAAATTCTTGTCTTCGTGATATAGACCGGCCCATATAAGTATTGCTGCTTCTTCCATTGTCAGATTATCTAAGTCTATTTTTGACACTGGTTTTTTAAATTTCTTTTCAATTAAACTAATAGCTTTCATTCCATAGCGGAAATTACGTACTTTATCAAGCTTGATTGGATAATAACTCATAGCTCACACCTCAACCTTTATTATTTTTGCAGAAGCTTCGATTTCAGTAGCCTGTTTAATGATTTCAAGCCCTTTCATGATATAATTTTTAATTATTTCAAGGGTTTTCTCCATATCTTCATAATTTGTTTTAATATCAAATTCAAGTCTGTAATGTAGCTTGCAGCACATAACGCCCCTCCTTAAATAAAATAAATAAGGCTAGATTTTACTCTAGCCTTATGAGCCTGCATTAATAGTCAATTGCGGTTTTCCCGACACTTGAATAGTTGCTGAAAAAGATAGCGGATCCTCTAAATCTGCTGATGTACTAAATCCAGTTACTACGCCTTTAAATTCCCATTTCCCAAAATTGCTTGGAAATTGGATTGTGAAATCTTCTGTTTCTCCACTTTCAAAAAGATTGTACAGTGCTTGTTGTCCTTCGTCTAGCTCCAAATATCCTTCAATTGATACTTCTCCAGCATCTTTAAACCCAGCAATATATTCTCTATATCCTCCATCATTATCAAGGGTAGTAACATCAATTGTATCAGCACTTAATTCAAGTCCACCTATAGAAGTCAATCCAGCTACAGTAACAGGGGAATCTTTTCCTATTTGTAGTTTTGTTCCTAATGCTCGTTTAGCCATATTACTCTACCTCCTCAAAATAAATAGTAAAATCAATTATCCCACGATTTACTTTTAACTCATGCTCATATACCTCATGGATATTATTTATGTCTAAATCTTCAATATAAAAATCGCCTATTTGCTGTCCTGGTAAAGATATTAATAAATTTTCCACTTGTTTAGTAATTCTTTTCATGTCTCCATATCTAGTTGCCATAATGCTGAACATATAGCTTAAATACTCTTTTCCAATTAATCCTTGCAGTGTTTTAATTTTTCTTGTAGTTATTCTTGAATAAACTAAATATGGTCCTTGTGAGCCTTCTGGTGCGTTTGTAGGGTAGATTTTATCTTTTAAATCAGGAATATTTGTATTTATTTCTAGTCTTAGAGCGGTCTCCATTGGCAATCACCGCCTATACAGTCATATTTCTTGCCTTCATATTCTTCTTCTGTGACTTTGCTAATAGGAAAGTCTCCCAAGAACTCATAAGAATAATGCCTTATTTCTTGGTCAGGATTCAGGCTTTCCAGTATCTTTATTAATTCATCAACCGTCACTACTTCAACCCACCCTTAGCTATCTCAGCATCTATTTTCTTTTTCATTTCAGTTACTATTGTTTTTTCTATTTTCCTTACGTTGTCGGTAAGTGCATCCCTAACAAACCTGAATCCAGGAATGTACTTTCCATCTCTAGCAAAAAATCCGTACTCCTGGCTGACGGGATAATAAGCAATATTTCTAGCCTTTTTGCTCCCGGATTCGCCTGGGTTCTTAACCTCTTTTTGGAATATGTGATTCATGTTTCTATCGAATACTATTCTGTAGACTTTCTTGCCTTTAACTTTAGCTTTTTCACCAACCATTATGGTTCCTCTTTGAAGATTACCTGTTTCATATGGTGCGTCTGCTCTTGCTTGTTTAAGTGCAATGTTCATACCTTTTCTAGCACTTGCTGTTACGTGTTTTTGTGGCACTTCTCCAAGCTTCTTAATTGACTTTTCAAGTTGTTTCATGCCCTCTATTCTAAAAGTAAGCCTAGCCATCTTCTCTCACCAACCTACAATAGCAAAGCAGTTCCCTGTTTAGCCCTTTTACATTGACTGCCGATAGAATTTCATATATTTCATCGCCATGTCGAATTCTCATGTCGTTTGTAATATCAGGTACATATCTCATATTGAATTTTACTTCTACCTTTGTATTCGTGGTCAGTGCATTGAAGTATTCGTTACCAAGTAGTGGGTCTTTGCTTGCCCATATACCAGCCTTGAATATTTGCCATTCATCTACAGGCTCCCCATATTCATCTCTGCCTTTTACTCTTTGTAGAAAGTGTATTTTGTGTCGGTATTTTCCTGGATTAATTTGTTTCATTTCATCACCTACAAAAGGTTAATAGAGTGCATTCCTAGTATTGTTTCAACTACCCTATTAACATTACTTTTATCTATGTGTATAGACCTGTTGTCGTACATGTCAGCTACTAAAACATATATTGCAATCGTGAAGTCTTCATGCTCGTCTATTTCCTCGTCATTTAATCCTGTATATGATTTTACGAATTTCTTAGCTGCTGAAAGCATAGTGTCTAATTCTTGCTTTTCATCATCGTCTAAATACTCATACGTCAGTCTTAGATAATTTGCAAGCTCCTTGTTTGTTATATGACTTACCTTCATTTTTTTTCACTTCCCTTACCGTCTCTTTTTGCTCTTTCACTTCTTCCACATATCCTGCTTGGAGAAGGTCTTGGAGTATAGCATTATCGCTACACTCCTTTATTTCTCCTTTATGCATAGAAAAAGCACCAGAGAAACTTACTAATGCCTTAATTTTCATATAATCACCTCAATTAGCTGTTTTCATTACTAATCTAGCAATCTTTTGAGCATTCTCAACTTTAGAATCCATTTCTAACCAACCTACTACTCCTACTGCGTGTTGAGTTGCAAACTTCTCTCTTAATACTTCTATGTTCATTTCTTCAGATAATTTGACAGCTAGTCCACTCATATCGCCATAGTAAATAGCAGTGTTCCCGGGTCCCATTCCTGGCATATTATCAGATGTATAAACATCCTTACCAAACAATTGCAGTTCTAGTAGCTTTGTTCATTATCCATATCGCTGGTCCTTGATAAGCATCTGGTACTGTTTCTTGTAAATCTATTAGTTCATCTGCGGTAATAGCTGTTGTGCTTTCTGTTGTTACTGTTTGATTCCTTCTCAATCCATCTAGCTATTGATTCAGCCATAGCATTTATCACAAATGGTACTATAGCGAATTGAGAATTATTAATTAAAGACTTGGAAACTTTAGTTAATACTCCAGCTAAATATCCTTTTAGTTCTATGCTAGTAAAATTACCTGATGTTGAACCTAAATCAGTGAATTCATCTGCATAATTCATTGTAATGCTTTGTGCTGATTCATCATAATAAGGTA